ATAGGCGCTGAGGTAATGCCCTAAGCAGCGAAGTTCTAGACCCTCAAGGTCAGCACCTACCATCACCATTCCAGGGTGAGGTACGAACAGCTCACGTGCCCAAGGTGCACTCACAACCTGACCAAGGTTGGGACCACGGTGAGCGTTACGTCCTGTCTGTGTAGCCAGACTGCAGCTGTGGTGAATGCAACTGTCATCCTCAATGGTGTTGAACCAAGAGTTGGTACCCTCAGACAACTGACCTAGCCACTTTTGCAAAGTGAGCAGGCGGATAAACATCTCGCACTCATCGTGCAGTAGCTGGTTGTCCTGTTGCAGTGCAATGTCTCGCACCTCAGATAGGACAGCCTCATCTACCTTGGGCTTGCCACTGTCAGTGACCTTGGTGAAGCGAGCACCGCGATGGTTCTGCAGTGCCCAGGCAATGTGCTGACGGCTAGTAGGGTTGAACTCAATGAGCTTAGTCATTGGTGCACCAGCTACATAACCCTGCTTTTTATTTGCACGCTTAGGTGTGTAGACCTTCCCAGGCACATACAGAAAGCGAGAAATAAGATCTTTCTCTAGCTGCTCTGCTTCCTGGCTAAGTTCAGATCGTACACGCTCAGCTGCACTTACATCAAAGCGAAAGCCACTCGCTTCTTGCTGCGCCATTATGGACGCCATTCGCATCTCTAGTGATACGCAATCAAGCATTGTCAAAGTCCTCAATAATTGTATAACCTGGGTAGTCGTTGAGTATTTTTCTACGCATCCAAGCGTGGAACGTAGGTGGATTCAGTTGGCGAAAGATAGTAACTGTCTTAGCTTTCTTATCCACCTTCATCTTTTTAGGCGTAGTCATTCATTCTCCGTTGCATAAGTGCCCATAACTTGAGCGTTACTTCTGTGTCTTGGATGCAGTAGTCCAGCATCTCAGGTGTATATGTTTCCCAGCTACCTTCGTGCTTGCCGAAGTCACCCTTGAAACACTTAAGCCTGTAGCCCCAAGCCTCTAGGCTATGACGTCCGTACAGGCGTTGGGGCATACCTACAGGACGTATCTCAAAATCACGATCTTGAATGTGTGGATAGAAGAGACGTGACAGAACCAGTGTGTCAATGACCTCACCTTGTGGGTCAAAGTCATACTGCTCTTTGATGAGAGGAATGTCATAGCCAATGATGTTGTGACCAATGAGTGCATCAGCAGACTCAAGCTGCTTGATACCCTGAATCAATGCGCGTTCAGGTTGATGATCAAAGACAGAAGTACTGCCGTCGCTACCGTCACGAGTAACGATGCAATGAATACGGGATCCCCGCCTGAGTAGTCCAGTAGATTCAAGGTCAAAAAGGAGTTGAGTTGTCATCGGTTGCACTTTCTTTAGGGTCGTTATCATATTCATCCGGCGCGAATGGGTTCGCGTCTGTGAATTGTTCTTGGTTGATGTCGCGGTCATATGTATTTACAGTAAATCGTTGGTCTTCATCGTCAAACAATGGCTCAATAGATATGCCTAACTCGCGTGCAAGTCTCGCTGCTTTACGAAACTCAGATGCGTAGTAAGGCTCCCACTCGTGAGCCAAGATCATTATCTTCTTGATGCCCATCACGTGAGCTTGGAAGATACTTTGAGTAAATGGGTAGCGCGTGGTGTAGATCACAGCACCCATCATCGGTGTGCCGTTCTTAGCTGCAGCTGCAATGGCATAAGCCACACAGTCAACCTCACTGCCAGAGTCTGTAAGCAGGCTCCTGCCTTCTCCTACTAGCTCTCTATCACGGACAACAACGCAGCCTCCAGGTGACTTGGGGTGAGTTGATGCTTGTCCTACTACCTTTGCAATTTCTAGAAAGTATCTATCTTTATTCTTGATATAAGTTGGGTCACCTTTCGGGCTGTGCATCTCACATATAACATCGTTTGTGTCTATATTAGGTGGTGAAACATAGTAATGTGGCTACATAAAATGGATTCAATTAGTTTCAATGACAGTGTACTCAAGTTCCCCGGCATTGACAAGGGAGATCCGGCTTGGGATACATACGTAGACTTTGATAAGGCACGTGGTTGTATTACATTTGGTGGACCAGATATGGTGAACAGCCCTGCTCACTACACCAACGGCAGTCAGGAAGCCATTGACATTATTGAAGAAGCAATTCAAGAAGCACCTAATATGAAGGTTGCATATCAGCAGGGGCAAGCGCTGAAGTATCTGCTCCGTCTGTGGCTCAAAGATAATCCAAAGGAAGATGCAGAGAAAGCACGTTGGTATTTAAACAGGCTGATTGATTCGCTATGATATTAAAGCAGCTGATAAGCTGCCTAACGAAAGTTAGCACCGACGAAAGTACAGATAATTATTTCTTAGTTCCAGGGACTCGTGTTCCTGTATGTGCGGAAGTAGTTTCTCATATGTGTAAGGCGTATCGTGTAGTTGGTGCTTGAAATATACACAGTAACCCTCCATCAAGTCATCCTCCATTGGTGAGAACCAAGTGGTAGGTTGAAGACATTCCCAAGGCTCCAAGTCTTGTGACACCCAACTGTTCAGTTCCTCTAGGCGCTGGGCAGTTTTTATTATGTGCTGCTCTTGGTACTCCTGCATTGGAACGAAGTACACATTGTTGTGCTGCAGTGCGTGCTTCCACATCAGTGTGCCATCTTTATGGATCAACCTGCAGGGATGTACTTGCAAGCCTGAAGGCAGGGAAATAAAACCATCCTTGGAAATGTTCTTACTCATCAAACGTTGCCTCGCTCTTGCTCGTAGTACTCAAGATCTTTAGTCCAACCGTCACCGGCATACTCGTTGTAAATGATTCTGCCTACATCACGGAAGGTGCTATGGAACAGAGTGACTTTGTCTACATCAGACATCACTTGGTCTACAGGAGGGCCGTAGACAAGGACGTTCCAAGTGCTAGGGCACACAGGTTCAAAGCCAGTTGAGGTAGCTCTCAGCTGCTTCACACGTCTGAATGGTATGCAAACTGGGTAGTCCCAGATGACTGGACAGGCACGCATAATTTCTGACGCACTGGTGAAGTACACAAAGGACTTGATGTATCCATTGCGATACTCATTGATAGTTTTAGTCAGCCAGATACGTGAGTTACGGACAGCCCCCTTAGGAGCAACCCAACAGTTGCCGTGCCAGTGTTCTTGCAGGGGATTGACTTCTATAGAAGGAACAGAAGTGCTGTCCACAAGTACCTGCTGAACGGGATCAGAAGTAGGGTCATAATCAATAGACCCCATAACAGTTCGTGCACGTTCTATTAGCTGCGGTGTTGGATATAGCGGGAGTTTTATTCCTGCTACCTTTAGTTTATCCTGTAAATTCTGCTGCGATCGCTCGGAGGCTTTCTTGGCAGCTACCAGCTTGGACTTCAAATGTTCTTGTTCCAGCATCACTGATCAATGTAATTAATACGTTTTGGGTCCAGTCATTCGTATCAATCTTTTCAATCAGATCCCTAAGCATCTCTAGAACATCGTCGTCTCCTTCACGTTCGGCAATGGCAATATCAAATTCAATAGACTCACCAGACATATAAGTTGTTGAGTCGTTGAGCAAGTTGATAACAAGTGAGCCAGGTCCTTTCTTTTCCAGCCCGTTGATAGCAATGTCTACCAAGTCTGAAAGGATTAACTCAGCAGTAGCCATAAGGAACTTCTGCTCTTGTTCTTTCTCGGCACCGAACTTGTCAGATGCTACGAGTTGCTTAATTAGATCTGTTCTTCTAGACATTGTTAAATGACTCTCATATAAATGTAGTTAATTTAAAACTCTTTCGTGGAGTTTTCATCATTATCAGTAGGCTTTCTCAGCTCACCTGGGTTCTCAGGATCGTGCTGACTCGGATGCCTGCCTGCTAACAGATCACCAATGGTTGCTTCAAGCCGCTCACCGAACTGTGCCGATGGATCAAATAGTAGTGCTGCTCTCTCGTCTATCTCTGCGTTCTTAAGCATCTGCTCTTGCTCTTTCATAGCTTCTTCAATCAGATACTCTTGCACTCGTTGCTTGAGTGTGTGGATCTGACATTGCATCTCAAAGCTTTCCAAGTAACTGTCGTGATCTACAAACACACCAA